TTGCTGTACCACGGCTCGCCGTAGTAGCCGACAGTGCTGGCGTCAGGGGCAGTATCAACGGCGAACGCCTTGCCATTGCACGAGTAAGGCTTGAGCGACGTGCGGTCGGACTTGGTGAGCCACGGTGCGCCAGACGTGGACCCGGGCGTGAACTTGACGGTCTGACCAAATGGCCCCACGTTGGCAGTCTGAGACTCGGCGTTGCCATCAGCGTTGGAGGCGTTTTGCTTGAGGAGTCGGGCCACGATGCGCGACGTGACAATGGTCACCGCGCCAGGTACGTCGGTCAACAGCGCATATGGCTCGGTGCCACAGCCAAGTTCCTCGATGACGAGTAGTTGCGCCTCGGCAATGTCGCCGTCGAGATAGGTGGTCTCGCTTGCAGTCAGGGGCCTCTTGAGCCGATTCACTACGTCGGCATCCGCACAGAATGCGACCATGCCGGTCACCCGCCTCTCGTATGAAGTTGTGTGCGCACCCAGCGCGCGGCGGTCTCAGGGACAGCACCGCGCGCCAGGAGCGTTGGGAATTACTTGCTGGGCTTGGAAGCCTCGGCGGGGGTAGTGTCGTCGCCCTTGTCCTCATCGCCAGTGAGCGAGTCGGTGGGCTTGGACCCCTTGGTGCCAGCCTTGAAGGGCTTCCACTCGGCCCCGAGCGACGCGGCAGTCTCCTTCGAGACGTTGATGACGGACTTGTTAATACTGTTACGCAGACGCACGAGTGCGGCCATGATTCCTCCAAATGAAAGCGGGGCCGTGGCGGCCAGCGAAAGCCAGCCGCCACAGCCATCGGATTACGGCGTGACGTTCTCCACGACCGCGAACGCAGCAGGGTCAACCCACCACGCGTAAACAACCTCAGTACGCAGGGCAACCTGGTTCTGACCCTTGAGGTCCAGGCCCGTATTGTCGGGGTCACCGTAGGGGATGACCTCGAACGGGACTTCCTTCTGGATGCCCCAACGGATGCCGTTGTCGTAGTCACCGACAATGGCCTTGACCTTGTTGTCGGCAGCCTCAGGCTGCGCGGAGACGGTGTTGGACACCGATGCACGCAGACCGTTGAACTGAGACATGCCCACACCGAAACCGAGCTCGGGGTAGAGCTTGCGGCTCTGCGCGTCACGCAGGTTCGCCAGGGCGAATGCGTGCTGCGGAGTGAGTGCGAGTCCGGTCGGCACGTTGCCACCCTCGAGGATGAGACCAACAGCGGTCTCAATGTCGATGTCAGCGGCAGCCGTAGCAACCTCGACACGGTTCGTGGTCGTGTCCATGTAGTTGGTCCACGCCGCGATGACCGTGCCCGTCTTCGGGTTGATGCGGTAGTACGCGCCAAAGTCGAGCGCGCGGGCCACCGAGCGGGACATGGCTGGGACGAACTTGTCGCGGATAATGCCCAACTGGTAGTCCTCGTCGGCCCACATGAACTCGTCGTCCACGCGGACGGTCACGACGGCCTTGTGGGGCACCGCCGTCTTGGTCGTGATCGTCGCGTCAGACTGCGACTTAGCGCCGCCCTCTTCGACGAACTCGGCCTTGGGGTCGGCACCGAACTGGATGATGTTGGCGGAACCGAACAGCATCGGCTCGGACTGCGACAGTGCCGCAATCGTAGAGCCGTACTTGGTCGCCTCGGCAACACCTTGAAGAGTCTGAAGAGGCAGGACGCCGTTCAGGCTCGAAGTGGTAATGACAGCCATGATCGTTTCTCCTTTGGGAGTTAGCCCTGCCAGGACTGCACGAGGGATCGAAGTCCATCGTCGTCATCGGCGGGTCGGGGTTCAATGTCTTTTTGCTCAGGCACATAAGGTGCGCCCGACTTGCGGTCAATGAGGATCTCGGCCAGGTCCTTTGCCTGGGTCTCAAGTGCTTCACTGTTGGTTGCCGTCAGGAACCGTTCGGCGTGCTCGTCAGAGATCTTGTACTTCGCCTGGATTGCGACCCGCTGGCGTGCCGACTCCGAGTCGACCAGTTGCTTTTGCAGTGCGGCAATGGACTCGGCATTCTTTTCGTCTGCCGACTTCTTGTCGTTCTGCGACTGGTCATACTGAGCGGCCTTGGTCTTGAGGTCGTCGTAATCCGTGAACGGCTCGACTGCCGTCTTCTTGGCGCGCTCGATGCGCTCCGAGATGACGGTGTTGAGTTGTTCCTGGCTGGTGATCGGCGCAAACTTGTCCGCGCCTTCGGTCTCTTTCTCGGTTGCCATTACTGTTCCTTTCAGCCCCCACATTGACCGCTGCGGGTGGGCGTAACCCCGTCGATGACGGGAAGTCTTTAGTCGGGTATCTCTTCTAGGTATCCCGCGATGTTGTCCAGGTGGCGACGCTTCTGCTCGGGCGACATCTTGAATGTCACCTGGGATGCCACGTACTTCTTGGCATTCACCTCGGGGGCACTGGAGTCCCAACTGGGAAGCGCTACGCAATCACAATCTGAGTGCGCCGCGAAGTTTGCGCTTGACTTCTTATAAACTGAATCGCGCGTCGCTAGGAAGCGGCAAAACTTGCAGGTGTCGCCGCGAACCTCTCGGTGCCAGCCGGGCGAGCGCGGGTCGGCGATTGCAGACTGCGCGGTGGTGTTGCGGCCCAAGCCAAGCACTTGCTTGTTCACCATCGCACCAAGTCCCACAAGTGCTGTCGATGGGTTATCGCCGAACAGGTCGCCCGCGATGCGGCGGGTTGCCGTAACGGTGGGTTCGGGATCGAACGCTAGGACGGTCGCACGGTAACGGCCGGCCACGCTAGCCCCGTCGCGCAGTTCGTCGTAGAACGTTGCCGCGGCACTACCAGCCGCGGTGCCGTACTTGCCATTCAGGTAAGGCATGAACTCCAGTAGGGCGTCACGTGCAGCCTCAGGCTTGGTGAGGTCGAGGCTTGCCCAGTAGCCACGCATTTCCACCAGTGCCGACTTGACGACGGCAGACTGAATGCGCGCCTGCACCGTGATCTCGGCGGCGGTAGCCATGGGTTACTGGTCTTCGAGGGCGGCGGCGTCTGACTGCGGCTGACGCAACGTGACCGGAACGGCGCCTGTGAACTTGAGGCCCTTGAGGCCAAGGAATCCAGCGGCGACCTCTGGGTCGGCGCCAAATCGAATCGCCATACCAAGCGCCTCGATCTTGTCCTTGGTGGCCTGGGCGTCATCGGTGGCCGTGGGCACGGCACCATCGGCAATGTTCGCGAGCGTCACGTTGCCTTGCGTGCGACGACGCTCACCTTGTGCACGACGAATCTGCTCGTCAGTGAGGCCGATAAGTTCCAGCCCCACTTCGGTGTCGGCAAGCCACGGCATCGACTGCAACTGCTTCATGCCCGCATCGGCCTCAGCCGCACGAGACACGAAACGAGGGTTACGCCACTTCGGGGAAATCGACATCCACTCTTTGGGGATTTCCTCATCGCCACGGATCCCATTCTTCATGGCAAGGGAACGGATCATCGTGCGACGCAGACCGGGTGACCAGTCGTCTGTTGCGCCCTCGGCCTCAGCGATAAGGTCATACTGCGACGCATCGTAAGCATCAGCGCTCGTCGGGTTCGCAAAGTCGGTGATTGCCAACGACGAATCGGGCAGTGAAGCCTCGCGCGCAAACAACTTCGACAGCGCGTTCAGGTCCGCCAAGTGCGGCGCGGGGGATGATGCCGAGAACTGCTTCACATCGGCGCGCGGCACCGTTGCGTCCTCATCATCGGGGATGCCCTTAATGCGGCCGATCATGACGTCCCACACCTTCTTGACCGCGCCAGACTGGTCCTTGAAGATCGACGGGTCAGCGCCCAGCATCCACATCTCAGGGAACGAGTAGACGTCCATGTGGCCCTCAAGGCGCAGGAGCTCACGCACGGCGGCGTCCTGCAGCCCCATCTGTGGGCGTGTGATGCGTGACTGACCGAACGGGCGACCCAGGCGCGGCTTGTATGGCAGCGGCTCGGCAGGTACGCCCCAAAGGTGTTCCTGGCGATTGGCAACCGTCCACTTGTTGCCAGTGCGCTTGCACGTGATCGTCAGGTTGGGGATGTACAGCACGAATCCGTCGAGGTCGCCGTTGGTGTCGTAAGACGTAATGGTCAGGAGGCTACTCAGTTTACGGGCGCGCACGTCCCAGTCGCCGGTCGCCATCGTCGCGTCACGGAACTGGATCACCACGTCAGGCTCACCAGCCCCGCCTGCCGTCGAGATCGCGAACGAGGTCGAGTGAATCAGCGATGAAGTCATGCCCTGGCTCGCCTCAGAGCCGAGCATGTTGCCGTCCCACACTTCAGCAAAGCCAAGGTCGCCTAGGTCGCCATCGGCCCACGTGTACGACTCAAGGTTGCCACGCCGCGCCAGGAGATCGACAGACTTTGCCGTCCAGCCCAGCGTGATCGCCAGTTGCTGATACTGCGGGGGCAGGACCGCCGTCACCTGGCGTGCGGCACGCTTGCCGTCGTAGTACGCAGAGCGCAACATGTTGCGGCGCATCTTCGCGTCAAGCTTTGCCATGAGCCTGTTGACCATCGCATTGGTGACGTCGTCAAGTCCCATCACACTGATGGTCGGACGCTGAGCGCCGGTGCGTCTTGCCACGGTTACATCACGCTCCCAACGCGTCCACCGCTCGCGCGGTTTGATTGAGCGCCCCTGCCGGAGCCCTTTGAAGTTTTGAGTCCTGAAATTGCGAGCGCAACAGCCTCAACGGGCGTCACATCCACGTCGGGTGCATTCGGTCGGAAGCCCCAGCCGGTACGCCCACGTTCCTCACGAGCGGCGCCCGCTACAGACAGTTGCAAACCCTCTTGCCCTGAATGGGCTAGACCGCCATCGCGCACAAGCTCCACTAGGGCGGTGTTCGCGGTGACGATTGAATCCCAAGTGGGGCGCGAAATCCTGCGGGAGATAACGCCCGCCTCAAGTAGTCGCTCCACTAGCGCGCCAGAGAGACCCTTGCCGTCGATCACTATGGAGTCACAGTCGCGCCAGGATGAAGCGAGTAAGCCGACTAGCGTGCCAAGGCCGATGGACGTTGGCTCGGAGCCAAGGACTTCCACGAACACGGGCTCGTTGTCTGCCCTAAGCGCGACGGCAAACGACATGCGCGCACCATCTGGAGAGAACTTAATGCCATAGGCAATCGACCCAGCGTCGGGCGGGATCGCCTTGAGTGCCGCGAACGCCTCGGGGTCGATGGCGGGCGGCATTCTGTCTCCACCGTCAAGCCAAATACCAAGGCGCTCAAGAGCAAACTGGCGCGGCGTGTACGTGTCGTACTCACCATCAACGACGTCATGGTTGATACGCGTAGACCAAGCCGGGTTCGCCTTCGCGCGAGTCTCCTCAAGCGCCGGGTCATCGCCGATCTCTGCACCCCACTCGGCCCACGCCAGCGATGTTGACGTCTTGGCCAGCGCGGCCTTGCGGATACGGGTAAAGACTTCGCCGTCATCATCAAGCGTTGGTGGCGTACCAAGTAGCCACACCTGCGGGTTAGTCATCGCTGACATCGTTGAGTTGATCGACGCCCACGCGCGAGCGCCAAGCATCTGGGCTTCATCAAGGAACAGGCAGTCGGAGGAGAATCCGCGACCGCCCGCGCCAGTGCGAGCCTTGAACTTGACCGTCGCGCCATTCTTGAACTTGATGGCCTCGCGGTTCAGCGCGTTCATAATCCCATTGCGAGCAATCCGAGACTCAAGCGCGGGGTTGGCCTCGATCTGCTCCACGAACTTCGCGAACGTCTCGCGCGCCGTGTCCTGCTGGTGGGCACTCACAACAATCATCCGCTCACCGAACAGCAGCGCACCGGCCAGCGCTCGGGCGACAATCAGTTGCGACTTGCCGTTCTGCCGGGGAGCGCTTACGCCCACCTGATGTGCGGCCCAGATGCCACCCGAACGCTCACCGAGTCCGGCTCGTAGAGCCAACTCCTGCCAAGGGTCAAGCGTTAGCCCGAGCGATGCCGATAGGTCGGAAACGTCCTCCCAGGAGTTAGCTCGTGCGCTTGGTGCGTACAGAACTCGCGGCGGCGCCTGCTCCCCTAGCAGTGCGACGTTGGGCGATTTCGTCAATCGGATCACCCGCGCCTGACTTGTCTAGTTGGTCGATCTCGGACAGGAGCCCGCGATACTGCGCAAGTAGGGGTGCGCGTTTCTCTGGATCTGCCTTAAGAATGGACTCCCACGTCACGTCAGCAGCGGCAGATAGTTTACTCAGCCTTGACTCTTTCATGCCCTCCGCCATTCTGTATGCTCCGTGTGTGACAGTCTCATA